TTATTTTTAAGCTGTGACTATCCACAATGGTATGTACACCCAACGAAGGCTGCGATGTGTACAGCGTTCGCCTCATCTATTCGGGCACCTGAAGCGTCGAGGTACCTTATTTTATAGGCTTTTTCGGTTTGGTCTGTGTCTTCCCATTGGAAATGACTATCTTCATCGAGGACGTTCACGAGTTCTTGACGAACCTCAACTATGTAGCCATCGTCTTCAGACTTTAATTCTTCCTTGCTTATACTTTTATAAACAGTTTTAGTAAGTTCAGTGTACGTCGAACTATTTGATTCGCTAAGGTTTGAATATTCTTTTTGGGATATTTCACCTTCTTCATTTGTATAATATGTTTCTAATTTTATGGTACGAGTTTCTTCGTTAAGGTTTGAATATTGTTCTTGGGTGACATTTGTATAAGTTGTCCTGACCCAATAGTTTACATCTTGGAGTTCTTTCTTGATAATTTTGATGGGTTGGGTCACTGGGTTGAAATCACAATCCATAGTGATTTTGGCGACCGTATAATTCTTGAGTGAGTCAGACTCTTGTTTTTGACCGTACCCAGCCACGTTGGAGGTGGTTATATAGTCCCCAGATTCGAGGGTACCACCAATATTCGAGACCCAAATGGCACCTTCACCGACGGAGTTGATGTACACGCGGGTGTCTCCAGATTCCTTATCTTGTTGTGATACGAAATTACCGTGCTGTTCCGTTCGTGTTTCTGGGTCTTCCGATGCCGAGATGACACCAAAACATTTTTTATCTTTGACCTTTGTGGAGATAGATACTATAGGGAGTGATTCGTTGACTGTGATAGCGTTCGACCCAGCCTCGACACCTCCAGACATCTTAACGTACTTGTTATTGTCCGCAGAGACGATTAGACCTTCGAGTTCTTCGGCTCGGGTGAAAGGTACGTCCTTTATGAATGTTCTGTGCTGACCTGTAAAGTTCACCCGGCTATCAGTACCTGCAGCCAAAAAGTATCCTTTTCGAACCGTATTGTAAAAGAAGCACAAACTATTCCCGTTATCCACCGCAAGTGTCCATCTATATGTATTTCCATTTCTTTCAAGGATTAAACCATTTTGGTAGCTACCCAATGACGCAGAAAGATACGATTGATCGGCGGGTTGTTTATGATGCATTCTAGATGCTGGAGCATTCGTCCCAAAGCCGACGAATCCACTGAAGGTTGCTGCCCCAAACGTTGTAGGTACGATAGCCGCACTCCCGTTAAAGGAAACACCCCCAATCGTTCGTGCTGTCGTCAACGTGGCAGCCGTCCCAGCCGTTGTTGCTGAACCGGCGGAACCAGTCGTATTTTGGTTTAGGGTTGGAATCCTAGCAGCATCTAGGGTCCCGGTCGTTATTTTTGCCGTGTCTAAAGCTGGAATCCTAGCAGCATCTAGGGTCCCAGTCGTAATTTTCGCTGTGTCTAAAGCTGGAATCCTAGCAGCATCTAGGGTCCCGGTCGTTATTTTTGCCGTGTCTAAAGCTGGAATCCTAGCAGCATCTAGGGTCCCAGTCGTAATTTTCGCTGTGTCTAAAGCTGGAATCCTAGCAGCATCTAGGGTCCCGGTCGTTATTTTCGCCGTGTCTAAAGCTGGAATCCTAGCAACATCGAGGGTCCCCGTAATTTGTGCAGCTGGAAGTGCTGTAAGCCCAGACCCGTCTCCAGTAAACGCTGTCGCGGTCACAGTGCCAACAACATCGAGGGCTGTCGCGGGATCCGTCTTCCCCACCCCGACCCTATCATTCACCGTATCGACGAAGAGGGTATCGGTATCGACGACGACGTTCCCGGTCACGGACAATTCCTTCCCCACCTCTACATTTGCGGTGATGAGCGCGTCCCCCACGACGTGTAAATTAGACGTGGGTCCGTTGACATCGACCCCGATCCCCAAACTCGACTTTACCGTATCGATGACAACGTTCGAAGTCGCGCCGACGAACGTAGCTTTGTTCGTTCCCTGAAACTTTAGGATACCGTTCGTGGCCATATCTACTATTTGGGGAGGTTTTTTTAAGTGATGAAGTCACTTGGATAGGGAACAGTCGCTTCGCGACTGGGTGGTTTTTTCTTACAAAGTGGGATGCACTTTGGAGGAAATTGGTTTATGGAGTTGGAATTGGGGGCCACTCAACACCGGTGAGGTTCCCGTCTTCATCGAGATCCGGTGAAGACATACCCGGGAGGTCACGGAGATGTTGGCGGTAACGACCCCATTTTTTACGGGTCTCTGGATTTATGGGGAAATCCATAAAGGCGTATTTATCTGTGGAGGGAATCAATGCGTCCCGCTCTGAGCGGAGCTTCGTCATTGCCTCAATTTTACGGTCGTCTACAGCTTTTGCAGCTGCAAACTCTTCCGGTGTTTGTTCGGGGGGGATGGGTTCGCTCATATGGTATACGCTTATGTTATATTTGTGTGATTTTTACATACCCATGCTGGTCACGGACTGTACGTATTGTATTTGACTGACTGGTACCACTATTATAGGAACCACCACCTCCACCTTGACCCCTATCCGCCCATTGACCGCAACCACCACCACTATACCCACCACCACCACCCGCGACCAAGCCACCACCACCACCACCACCACCAAACCCACCGTAGATCTCCGCACCACCCCAACTTCTTCCGTTTCGACCACCCCTACTAGGGTACGAGGCGTCCGTGAAAGATTGAGCCGAATCCCCAGCGGGGGTACCGCTTGGCGTGGCGCCATCACCACTAAACCCAGCACCAGCGCCACCATTGACACCGGAACCACCACCACCACTGGTTCCACCAAGGCCACCTGCATAACCAGGAGGGTCACCACCCTGTATACCAGCGGTACCCGTATTTGCGTCCTTACCGATGACGAACGAGCTCCCTCTGTTGCTGTATCCGGAAGAACCACCACCACCACCTGCGATGACCAGTATCGAACCGGTTGAGTTATACGGTGTTTTAATTACAAATGTACCACCACCACCACCAGAGATGGTCCCAGCACTGTCATATATATGATTACCAACTTCCCCCATCTGGCCGACGAGTATTTTAATAATATCACCGCTACTCAATGCGAAGGTTCCACGCATAATAGCACCATAGCCGCCATAATATATCGAACTGCTATACGACGCCGAACCCGTACTCGAGCCAGCTGCCTCGATCTCATACAATCCACTAATAGGTACAGTCCATTCTTGGATTCCTGCCGTAACGTTCAAATTACTGGTATAACCCGTCCAGTCCGGTGAATACGCGTCAGACCCAGTGGTTAAATCGGTGAGTGTTGGACCATTCTGTCCCGTCACACCCGCATTCGTGAACGTGAACGGATTTGGGCTAAAGGAGTAGAGTGCACTAACCCCCTTGATATTGATTACTCTATCTGCGAACTGTCCACTACCGTTATCGGTCAATCGGAATGTTACGGGAGTTGTAATATCCAATTGATCTGCCGCAATTTGACCTGTTATATCACCCGTACTCCCCGTAAGGACGAGGGTGCCTCCACCCACTTTAGCTGGTAAGGTCTGAACAGCAGACAGGGGTGATATAGAGAATGTTCCTCCCCACGATCCAGTCGATGACACACCAGCACCATCTGTACCCGCGAGTGTTTTAGTCGTGGTCGAGTTAATATCGAAGCTCTGAATCGCACCAACCGCGGTGGTCCACCCAACCGCAAACCCAATCGCGGCAGTACTGGTCCCGATCAGACCCGAGGTGGAGCTGACTCTAACTTTATACGGTTGATTTGCGATGGTGAATCGTCCATCATCCAAAAGACCGTAGTATTCAATCTCCCCGACGCGCATATGTTGGATGCCTGACCGTTTTACTAACAGTTTAAAATATTTGAAAAAACTAGTTGAACCCCCGGATAATGTTGTGACATCTTGAACACCGGCGGTGAACACCGCGTCAGTTTCACTATGAAGTAAGGTCCAACTTGTATTATCGTTGCTCCCTAATACAACATATGATTGCATCAAATACGAAGAGGTGGACGCGGCGTATGCAGTTGTTACAAAACGAGTTAATTTAATTTTATTAGGTAATTCCAATTGTATCCAATGACCCACGTGTGCATCTCCAACTGTATCTATAAATGATGGAAGTACACCACTGATTGCCACGGCACCGAAGGGGGTAGTTGAGGAGTAACCATTCTGGACTAACCACGCTGTTGTGGTCGGGTAGCCGTCAAAGGCTCTCCATGCTTGCTCACTCGAACCTTCTACATTCCTAGTCACGACGTACCCACCTTGGGACGCTGAAGTCATATCAATGTCTGGATAGGCAACGGCGTGCCCGTCTGCAATTTTAAAAGTCACTTGGGTCCCGGCAGCGTTCGGTGGGGTCGTATTAAAAACACTGTGTGTGTTTCCATCGGCACCTTCCAGTTGTACCGTCGATCCACTGACAATACCCGTACCGGTAGCCGTGAATACCTGGGTTGCTGAATCAAAGATGAAGTCTGAGTCGGTTAATTCGTTGTAGTCGAAGATATGGGCGGCCCCGGCGTTGGTATCAACCGTGTCCTCTTGTGGCGCCCCCATGATAAGCGTCGTCCCGTTCGAGTTCATGGCGACATAGTAGCCGATGCGGGCGGTTGCCAAGCCGGCCGCCATCTTCAAACCCGTATCCCACGCCCCATCACTGTAGGTGAAGAGATAGGCGGAACCCGATTGACTCGATTTGAACGGCGCCCCCACGAGAACCTTCGTCCCGTCCGCGTTCATGGCGACGCTCCTACCGAAGTCGTCCCCCGCCTGTAGGTCCGATGACACAATCTTCGTACCCGCACCCCAAGACCCACTACCACTACTGTAGGTGAAGATATAGGCGGCACCGGCGTTAGCACCCCCTGCGTCCTCAAACTCCGCCCCCACGATAACCTTCGTCCCGTCCGAGTTAATGGCGGTGCTCCAACCGAAATTGTCATTCGTCCCGTCCGCGTCCACTGGTGCCAAAATCTTCGTACCTGCATCCCAAGACCCACTACCACTACTGTAGGTGAAGATATAGGCGGCCCCGGAATTGGTGAAACTGGTGTCATCGTATCTCGCCCCCACGATAATTTTCGTCCCGTCCCCGGAGATAGAGGCGCTGCTGCCGAAATAGTCCTGGTATGTCCGAGTTGGGGCCACAAGCTTCACCTCTGAACCCCATGTCGAACCATCGTAGGTGTATATATAGGCGGCACCATAATAGTCTGTGGGACTTTCATACTCACTCGTCACGACAACCCTCGTCCCATCCGAGCTCATGGAGACACTCTCACCGAATCGGTCAGTCACCGCCTTATCAGATGCCGTAATGATCACCTCTGAACCCCATGTCGAACCATCGTAGGTGTATATATATGCGGTACCGGCGGAGCTGAGATCGGCCGGGTCTGATGCGATGCTCCCCACGATAACTTTCGTCCCGTCCCCGGACATAGAGACGCTGTGGCCGAACTTGTCATTATCCAACGAGTTCGATGCCACAAGCTTCCCTTCTTGAGACCATGTCGTTCCACTCAAGGCGAAGATATAGGCGGCACCGTGGGAATTAGCCCCCCCATTCGCCTCCCCCACGATAACCTTCGTCCCGGTTGAGTTCATGGCGACGCTCCAACCGAATCCGTCTTGCGCCGCCGCGGTCGACGCGAAAATCCTCGTACCCGTATCCCATCCAACCGTATTCCCACCACTAGTAAGTGTGGTTAACGGCGAAATACCTGTGACCGTGGGTGGTTGGGCGATAGGGGCCCACCCCGCCGCTGCGTAGCCTTCCATGAACCCGGTTGTGGAGTTATAGCGGATCGTACCCAGGGTAGGGTTCGCCGGTCTCTGTGCCGTAGTGCCACTGCCTAGAGTGCTACCCCCTGTCCCGGTGACCGCAAGGTCTGTTGACTCAACCCGACCTGAAACCATCAGTTCAGCCGTTGATGAGATACTCGCCGTAGCTCCCATACCAGCTTGGGCTGTACAGAAATAGTAAAGTGTTGTTGGGGCACCCGCTGGGACTACAAACGTTCTCTTTTCAGTACTTCCATACGCACCCGTAGTTGTTATACCCGTATCATATGAAGACCCACTAGCGGTTTCTGAAAATATAAAAGGGTGACCCGATAGTGTCGAACTAGATAGGTCGAAAATATACGTTTGGTGTTGGTGTAATTGTAAAGTGGGACGATCTACACCATCGATCTCATACTTACCATTGCTACCAACCTTGACCATAAATGTCTTAGTAGTTCCGATCGTGACTACATTACTCATGAGTGAAGTCGTAGAAGTAACACCCCCAGTGACAGTCAAGTCATCCGAGACTGAAACGTTCCCAGTGACAGTCAAGTCATCCGAGACTGAAACGTTCCCCGTAACGGTCAAGTTAGAAGAAACGAGGGCGTTCCCCGTAACGGTCAAATC